TTTTTAATTTCCATTAATTCGATTTCGTTTTTTTCTGCTTCGAATGTGAGATAGGTAAGACATTTATATAATCCGAATTTAGTAACTTCGTCGTACTTTGTAAGGTCTCCCTTAGCGAGTCCATAGATTGAACTATACCACCCCCACTTTTTTCCGAATTGAGTTCGTGCGCTAAAGTCGCTTGTTCGTTCGCGCTCATCGTCTTCAACTCCTTCTCTAAATAGTTTAGGGTAGCGCTTAACAACTCGCTTCCTAAAGTCCAAAAAAAAACCGAAGCGGATATAGCTACGTCCATTGGCGCGTATTTCATTAACTCCGCGTATTCGCCTGCTCCGTTGTATTCGATTATCTCGTATTTATCTTTGTTCCGTATTTTAATAGGTCGGTACATAACCGCCATTGCCTTATGAAAGTCTTCCCACTTCGCTAAGTAGTTATCTAAGTCTACGTATTCGCCAAAACTTATGTTTTCTAAGTCCGTTATAAATCCGTATTCAATTTCTCCTATCTTAAAGGTCGGTTTGAACTTTGGCTTTTCTGCAAAGATATTTTTGAAGTGTATGATTAGTTCGTTAACGCTTGTTAGTTTCATTTTAACAACGTCCTTTAACTGAATACCGCAAAATATCTCAATCATTTTTTGAGCAATAAATTCTTCATCGTTGGAAGATTGTTGCAACTTCAGGAACTTTTGATAATTCACTAAAGGTATTTCGCTTATTGAACTTGGAACGTTTATTTCTAACTTCATATACTTATAATTATTTATTCGTGTTTTTGTAATTCACGACGTATTCGTGTGCTTTAATTAGCATATCAAAGTGAGCCGTAAAGCGTGGCATATTGTTAAACACTATTCTAACCCGTTTGCCCGTGCGCTCGTAAATATATTCCTCAACGCGAGAAATCATTACTTGCATATCATTCGTTTTATCGTATTGCATAGCTTCCGTAGTTCGAACCTATTCCGAGCGTTTCCATTTCGTGATAACGGAACGCGTCGATAGCGTGGTTATTAAAATCTATTGGCTTGTTTAGGCGGTTGCCTTGCTTGTCGGTATCCCAAACATACGAGCGTAATTCTTTGATTAAATTACCGCTATTCGAAGTAACTAAGTATTCGTTACGCTGCATTACGTCTATTCCGTAGTTTATTGAATCCTTACCTTTAGTTACTCCTTTAATCGTTATTCCAAAACGTTTAATTTCGTCTATACTTTTCGGCTCGGAACTATCCGCGTATACGGGTACGTGTTTTGGTAGAAGTTTCGCGATGTCGCTATTAAGTAAACCCGTTTGGTAGGCTAATTCGTTTACTATTCGTTGGCCGTTGTAATTGTATATTTCTATTATAGCAGTCGGGTCGTTCGTGTAACCAAAGTCCAACCCTATTCCGAGTAACTTTGCTTCCTTGGGTATCGTGTCTATTGTTTTCCAATTACTGAACACTACCCCTTCTAACATTCCAAGTTGCCCTTCCCCGTAAACCTTCCACCAATTTGCCCAATAACTTGACGTCTTCGCCTTTTCTTTGTTCTTTTCTATTTGGTCTATAATACTTTGGTCTAAGGCTTCGTTATCCTTGTAAGTAAGAATAAGAAAGTCGGAGTCGGGTTCGTTCTTTAATTCCTTGTGTACCCAAAATTCGTTAGACGGGTTAAAATCTAAGTAAACTTCCTTCCGTGTTCGAATAGCTAACTCATTATAAGAATCAAAGGTAACGTTATTACATTCGTTAATATAAAGAATGTCGCGCCTTGCTCCACGTAGTTTACTCGAATCATCTGCGGAAAAGAATTCTATAACGCTTCCGTTGGCAAACTCGTAACGGAGTAAAGACTTGTTAAACCTATCCTCGAAAAAACGTCCCGTCCATTTCATTATCTTTAAGAAATCTTTGAGCGCACCCCTTCTTAAATGGGGTATAGTTTCTGCAACTACGCTTATTTCTATTCCTTCGTGTCTTGCAGCCTTATCAATTAATACGGGTAGAATTCCAAACGTCTTACCCGCAGAAGTTCCCCCTTGAATAATCTTAACCCGTTTTTTAAGACTCAGTATCTTGTTTATCGCCGTCGTTTTCTGAAACATCTAAAAAAAGCGGTTGTTCTACGTTTGTAATTTCTTTCTTCTCTACTAAGTTGTTTAGTCGTGCGGTTATGCTTGCGTTATAGATTCCCGCCATACCCCCGCCTATTTGGTCGTTGCGTACTTCCTTGCGTATGCGCGTAACGATAGTTAAAAAGCGTTTATATCTATTATTAGTATTCGCGAAATAGTGGCTTAAATCGCCTATAACTCCTAAATCTGCGCAATAACATTCGAAGCCTTCTATGGTTAAAGGTCGTTCAAGTTCGATGTATTCGCTTCTTCCTTCCTTGCCTACGAAAGTGTGCTTTAATATAGGGTTGTTTTTTACTTGGCTTTTATAGTCGCTGAATAGTTCCCAAAGGTGTTCGGGTGAATGTATTTTATTTGGTCTTCCTGTTTGTGCCATTGGTTTCGTGTTTTACTAATTTGGATTCTTCGTAAGTAGACGAACAAACTGCTAAACGTTGGTCGGTTTCGGGGAATTCTTTTACCATTGTTTCGTCCGACATACAACGCATTACGAACTCTTTTTTATTCTCCTTCGGTGTTGGCTTCGGTAGTGGCATCTTGTTCGGCTTTATAGATTGCGTAAAGTTGATTTAATTTGTTTACTACTTCCCGTAGACAACTACCGCACGAAGTCGGTTGCATTCTTTGCTTAAATACCCTATTGTAAATCTTTAATAGTTCTCTTTGCTCACTTGGTGCAACTGAATTCCTACCCCTCTTAAAGAATTCGTTTAGGTAGGTGTATTCGTCTTCCGTTAGGCATTCGGGTTTAGTGTAGCGCCAAAGGTCGTTAAGTTTTTGTTTGCGTTCTTCGCATCCGCAATCTTCGCCCATTACCCATTTCGCTACTTTTGCTATTCCCGTAGTTTCTAAAATGTTTTCTACCGTGTCGCCTAATCCTTCGGCTTGTTTTTTTCTTGGTCGTGCCATAGTTATTTATTTTTATTCTTAAAGTAATCTTGACTTAGTTCGAATAAGTCGTTTCTTAGTATTTCGTTTTCCCTTTTTAAGTCGTGGTAATCCTCGTAAAGTTTTTGATATTTATCGTACCATTCGTGCGCTCTTTTTTCGCGCTGCTTTAATTCTTCGTTCAATACTTTTAATATATATTTCATAACGTTATTTAATTAATTCGTAATCCTCGTTTTTGTAGTCTTCGTAATCTTCTTTGAACTTTGTTCTTACTTTGCTTTTGCAGTTCTTTAACGTGTTGAATATTGAACTACTTGAAATCGTGGTTTCTTTAGCTATCCCTTATGCTTAAATCCGTGTCTTTGTAGATTGTAAATAGTTGTTTATCATACCAATGCCAAGAATCAACTTCTTGGTGTATCTTACTCAGTAATCTCGTATAGGATTCTTCTTTAGTTAGGTTGGTGGGTTCGTCTTTTAATACCGCTAACTCGTTAAGGCTTACCATCGCATTCTTCTTTTCGCTCTTAATATGTAATAGGTAAAGATTGCGTAGAACAAAATACATAAAACCTTTGTTAACTTGCCCATCTTGAATAATGTTTTCGGGTTTGCAATACTTATGAAGCCTTAAGTAAGATTCTTGCACTATGTCCTCAGCAAAGAAATCTTCGCCAAAACTTTGAACAAGTTTAACCCATTCTTTATGGTCTTTTGCAACTATTTTAAGCCATTCCATTTGCTTAGTTTGTTGTCAAATATAATGATTAATTTCTAAACACAACAATTCACAAAAAACCCCACGTGTTAAGGCGGGGAATTCTTTACTTGAAACCTTTTTGATTTCGATAAACGTATTCATCTAAGGTTCTTAAAGTTTTTATGCTTACCAACGCGCCACTTAAGAAGCGGTCTATTGTATATTGGTGCATCTTTAAGCCTTTGGATTTTATTTCCTTTACTACTTGGTTTCGTGTTTTCGTAAGAAGAATTTCTTTTAACTCCTTGCGTAAACTATTATCGTCTATAAACATAATCAAAAGGGTAAATCGTCGTCTTCTATTATCTGCGTGTGGACTTGTTTCGGGGTTTCGTTCACGTAAGGCTCGCTAAATGAACACGAAAAATACTTCGTGCCTTTGCTAGATTCTTTAAGCCAAAGTGCTATTTCCATTTCTTTGCCGTTTACGTTTACTTTACCTCGGTAGTCGGGTTGGTTACCTTGTTTCTTGTCGTTCTTAAAGATTGCTCCCGTGTTGTTTTTTGTTTCCATTTTATTTATTTATTTAAGTTTATTTCGTGGTCGTTTAAGCTATTGTTTAGAAAATCCCGTAGCCGTTCAACTATTTTATATTCGTCTTCGTTTAGTTCTTCGTACTTGTATAGCTTACGTAGTTCCTGCTGAACTTCCCAAAGAACGTTTAACATCGCAGTTCCCTTATTTGCGCAATAGTATTCCGCTTCGTCTTCGGGTAAGTTAAATTCAAGTATCGCCTTCATATTTCCTTCTTTAATTTTTCAATGTATAACGTTGCGTCCATTAATTCTTCTTGTAAGTGATTTAACCACCCTAATAAATCAACGTCTTTTCTATCTAAGTTCGTTCCGTATTTTCGTATTCCTCGTTTACTCCGTTCGTGGTATTTTGTCATTACTGCCATTAATACCGTGTCTTCGTGTTTTATTGGCTCTTGTTCGTATGTTATGTTCATTTGTTTTCTTTTTCTAATTCTTCAATTTTAGCCTTATAAAAATAAATATCCGCTTTTAATTGTTGAATTTCTTTGTTAAACTTCCTTAGTTGGTCTTCGTGTCTATTTACCCGTTCTTTGTAATAAACCGAACTTTCAATAGCTTTTTCGTATTTATCTAAGATTACTTCTATAAATCTTTGCTTCATAAAGTTTGCATTAATAGGTTATAGTATTCACGGCATAGCTCCACGCGTTCTTTGATTGCTTCTATTACGGCTTCGTCGCGTTGAACGAACCAATATTTAACCCTTCGGTTATTTGGTATATGCCCGAACTTGTGTTTTGATTCAACTTCTTTTCTTAATTGCTC